ATTCCCTTGATTGTGCCTGAATCGAGCATAACAGCCCCTTACTAAATTTTGCTTATTATACAACCCATTTAATATTATTTGGCAATGGTTTTGACCACGAACCATCTGTTCCGTCAAGGCTTATCGAAAGGTAGCGAAAGGAATCTGAAGCATGGCTAGACCAGTCGTGTAATGGCTTGTCGTAGAACACTTGCTGTCTTTCGTTGTACTCTCTACGATAGTTCCTTAAAGCATCTAGTCCAGTTTTAGTTCTATGATCGAACCAGCACTGTGGCAATAGCCTTCTGGTGGCTTGTATACCGTCTGCAATCGATAAACGAGGAGCGACTGTTATATTGAGACTAGCCTCCTGTAAAACCTCTTTACGGCTCTTTCCTGTGCCTAATTCTCGGACTTCAACGTCATGCGGGAGGAACTGTTCGTACTTGTCATACTTGGAGAGAGACAACCACGATACATACCAGTCCAGACCGACTCCGTGATTTTCAACGAAATCAATGAGCCGTATCTCTTTTCCGACCACCTGAGCAACCCACAGAGAAGTGCTGTCGCTAATGCCCAAATCCCAAGACACATAAGAGCGACACAGATCATCACGCTCAATGGTAGTGATTCTGTTCTTCGCCTCAAGATCGTTGATAATCTGCCCATAATAGCTACCTTGAATAGCGGCATCAAAGGAACATTCAAATTCCTGAAAATACCTATCGTCACCCATCTCTTTACGAGCAGCCCAAAGTTCCTTCTCGCTAAGAATACCTGTTTCACTAGCCTTGAACTCTAATAGTGCCCAACCTTCGGCAGTCTTAGCCCTATCGCGGAAACCGAGGAAATGATTTTTACCTTTCGGTGTGCCAATGAATAGACACCACGTAGGGTTTTCATCAGTATGCCTGTCCGCTAGTGCTGGACGTATAACCTCATTCCATATTCTAGGATTCTGGTCGCCTATCTCGTCGAGGATAACGCCATCGAAATACTGCCCACGCAAGCTATCAGCATTATCAGAGCCGTACAAACTGATGCGCCTACCCCAAAAGTCAACTCTAAGCTCGCTGATATTAGCCACAGCCCCCAAAGGACGAGTAAATTCCAGCAGGTAATCCCAAGCCACACGTTTCGACTGTGCGTAAGTCGGAGCAATATAGGCAAATCGTGGGTTTGGTTTCTCACATTGAATCGCAGCCTTGATTAGATGGTTAATCGCGCTAACAGTCTTGCCCATACGACGATGAGCCACTACTACTGTGAACCTGTGCTTGTCTACCGCCTCGTGAATTAGCCTTTGCTGTTCTCGTGGCTTATAAGCGATCTCGATTACTTCTGCCATTGCTTACCATTAAAAGTTACTACAGCAGACGGAAATGGTGCGCTATTCTTTGAGCCACCAAACTTTAATCGACCACGGATAAACTCTATCTCACCCTTGATAGCATATTCATGCCACCATTTTGTGTCAGTCCTAGCAGGAACAAGGCAAACAACAGTCGCACCATTAAGGCTAGATTTATAAGCCTTTTCCATCCATTTGATTATCTCCCTGCCGTAAGGAGGATTCATCCAACAAATGCCAGACCACTCTTTTGATAGCCCATCATCATCAATGGTGAAATACTTTGTACACTTTGCGTTCTCATGCGTAGCGCAAACATCTAGCTCAAAATTAAACTTTTCATTGTATTTATTGAAAAACTCAATTGGAGTAGCCCATAAGTCTGTATTGCTGCTGAAGTGAACATTCATTACTTCTGCCATGTAACCACGTGCTGCTGAGGAGCACCATCAACGCCACTTATCTCAGTCCTAGCCAGCTTAGGTATATGGTACTCACTTAGCTTATTCATTAGGTCAAGTGCCTTATAAGGATCGTCTTGAGCCACTTCATTAAGCCATCTGTCCATGTTAGGAGCATTGCGCTCTAGTAGATTAGCAATAGCCTCTCTTACTACGGCTGTTGACTTATTAACCGCACCTTTAGGTCTGCCCTTACCCATGTTAGTAAGATTAGCAGCGCGTGTATCTTCGTCTATTTTACTGGTGTAATCTGTTTCCATTTTTGCATTATCCTCTGGATGTCATGCTATCTACGTTTTTCCTGTGGTGCAAGTAGTCCTGCTGCTGGTATTGCTGGAACTGCTGCGAATAATGGTTGTCCTTTAGATACTCCTGCCTTCATCTCTGGAGTTATATCTAAGTAACGTATAGGCTCTTTATCTGGATACATTGAAGGCATACCGCCTACATTTGATCGTCCTGTTGTAATAGTAGTCTCACCTATCTTAGCTCCCCACTTCTTGCCGTACTTGTCTAGGAACTTAGGATATATCTCGTCATAGTATTTCTTCATTCCTTCACCGCCAACTTGAAGATCAATACCAGATAAACCTTTCCATATATCTTTAGGCTGAGAAACTGAACCATTCCCACCAAAATTTACATCATCTCCAGCGTTATCTATAATTTTTTTTGCAACATCTTTACCAACGTAATCAGATAACTTATTTTCTGATATTGATTCTCCGATTAAATTTCCTCTACCCCCAGCTTGAGCAGATAATTGATATGTTCCATCTGGATTTTTTTTGTAATTAAGTTGTTCTACTTGTTTACTCAAATCAAACCTAGAAGCTTGTTGTTTGCCTGTTGTCAATCCGATACGATCATAGCCGTTCTCTGCTGCGTGTTGAATAGCTCTCTTTAATGCTAATTGATACCATGTGTCTTTAAATGGAGCATCTGGAACACCTTGTGATTGTTTTGTTAATTCATCTTTTTTTCTGCCAAGTTCAAACCATTGATCTTCATTTATCATTCTATTAGTTACAGGGTCTCTTTGATTTCCTAACTCACTCATTTGCTTTTGTATTGCATCAAGTTCATCTTTTACATTTTTAGCATATCCTATGTCCCTTCCTTTTTGATGCCAATCGCTCTGAACTTCTTCAATTAGCAACATCTTCTTACCATCAGCATCTACACGATCATTGACTCGCAAGTGAGCTAGGATATTTGGTTGGTCGAAATGTGATGATCTATATGTTCCCGATCCAGTAGCAGTCATCCATTTATCTTGCAGTTCTTCAGAACCACCAAAAGACCGAATCATACTTACATTCAAATCGTTTAGATTGCCTTTATAACCAAGATTTCTAACTTCCTTAGCTAAAGCCGATCCTTCGCCATAAGATGTAGGCATTGTCAGCAGCAACTCACGATAGTTTTCGCCACCGGGTAATGTGTATTGACCAAATTTTGTACTTCCTGACTCAGTCCTATTCATTCCTTCTAATTCGTAAAGAATCTCATTCCTAGTCAATGCCTCACCATCAGAAACAGGATCGTATCCTCTAATCCTAATGTATTCATTGATAAGTTCTTCATCAGATAATTTATTGAATTTTGTATCACCTAACTGAACTTCTTGAACATTTACTCGGTTATTAGCGATGTAATCCTGAACTTCCTGTTTAGTTACGTTTTGCTTGCCTTTTAGATAATCATCTAACCCCATCCATTTGATTTCGTCAGCACGTACATCCTGACCTTTCATAATGTCATTTAGGAAAGCCTGACCAGTAGCAGATTTTCTAGGACTTGCCATTGCAGCCTGTTCAACAGCACTATAAAAGCCAATCTCTGACTTAGGAGCAGTTTGCAACAATCCTTTAGCCTCTTGTATGCTCATGCCAACAGGAAGCCCTTTAGTAGCCTTTAAAAGCCCACCTGTAGCCCCTAATCCAATAGCACCAACTCCTAACGTATCTACAACATCCAAAGGCTGCGGAGCCTTTCCAGCACCTAAAGCACCGTAAGTTCGTTCAGCACCGCTAATGCCTAATACATCAGCAGGTTTAATTGCTTGCAATATATTTGCTATAGGAACACTCTGTGTTTGCAATCCAGAAGGTAATATCTCACCAGTAGGAGCCTGTTTAGGAGCAAAGTTAAAACTGGTAGGTATAGGAACTTGACGTTGAGAATTGCCAATATTGGACGGGAATAGCTTATTTACTATTTGCTGGACATTACCTGCCTGATTTACATAGTCACCAACACGACGAGCACCAGCCGATGCAGTCTGAAAGAAATTCTCTGGCAATGACTGAATAGTCGTACCACGAGCTAAATTCTCATCAATAATCTGTTGATTGCTCTTACCCTGCATACCTTGCATGTATAGCAGTCGATCTAATTCTTGCTGTGTTGGAACCCTATACTCTGCCATAAATTGCCTCGTACATATCCGGTCTGTTAGTCTTTATCCATTCCCTCGGTTCTTCATGGCACTTAGCAAAGTCGTTTCCAACTGTCTGACTTCCTGCATGATGAACGTATCCACGACTAACAAAGTGGAAATATCTTGCTTTGCCTAAATCATGACATATTATATTGTCTGAATACCAATTAGTGCTAGGGAATTGTGCTACATCCCACGCTTCTTTACTGATAGCCGCAAAAATAGGAGCAATCACATCTGTCATCTTTATGTGTAACTCGCTCTCCCACCTTAGTGCTGAGAATACGTCATCTTCCTCTGCTACTCTAATATTCTGTGCTGGTAGTACGTAATCTGATCTTGCACCTAAAAATCCAACCTTAAATGACTTACTGACATAATTGTAGTCTGCTTGCATCTTAGGAATAGTGTCTGGACTCAGAACTACATCATCGTTAGCAATGATTAGTGAATCGTAATGCCCTGTATTAAACGCATAACTGACAATTTGATTATACGCATCTCCGAAATTGGAAGAAGTATTTGGTCGGAAGATAACTCTATCGTTGCCAAGTCTGCCTCTAACTTCTGCCCACAACTCCAGACTATTTGCACTAACGTAAACT